CCCCCACGTTGTTTAATGCAGGCACACCTAGACCACAATTATCCAGTTGTTATTTGATTGCGATGGAAGACGACAGCATAGATGGTATTTACAATACGTTAAAGGATTGCGCTCTAATTTCTAAATATTCGGGAGGCATTGGGCTACATATCCATAATATTAGGGCAAAAGATTCGCACATCAAGGGAACTAATGGAAAAACAGATGGTTTGGTACCGATGTTGCGTGTGTTTAACAATACGGCGCGCTATGTAAATCAATCAGGCAAGCGGAACGGATCTTTCGCCATCTATCTGGAGCCGTGGCATCCAGATATTTACGATTTCTTGGAACTAAAGAAGAACCATGGAGACGAAGAGATGAAGGCACGTGATCTTTTTTATGCACTTTGGATTCCGGATTTGTTTATGGAGCGTGTCAAAGAAAAAGACGGCTCATGGTCTCTCTTTTGTCCAGACGAGTGCCCTGGGCTCAGTGATGTACACAGCGAACAATTTGTTGAACTATATAAAAAGTACGAGTCAGAAGGTAAGGCACGCAAAACCGTAAAAGCACGTGATCTATGGTTTGCCATTTTGGACGCACAAATGGAAACAGGCACACCATATTTGTTGTATAAAGATTCGGTAAATAGAAAATCAAACCAGAAAAACATCGGAACAATTATGAGTTCAAATTTATGTTGCGAAGTAAATCAGTACTCAGACGATAAAGAGACAGCAGTTTGTAATTTGGCGTCCATTGCACTTCCATCCTTTGTCAACAAAGAGACAAAAACATTTGACTATGAGAAGTTGCACGAGGTCACCAAAGTGGTGACAAACAATCTGAATACAGTAATTGACATTAATTTCTATCCAACAGAGAAAACCAAAGTAAGTAATTTCAGACATAGACCGATTGGAATTGGCGTCCAAGGATTAGCAGACGCTTTTATTTTAATGGATATTCCGTTTCACTCGGATGCTGCGTTAGATTTGAATAAACTAATATTTGAGACCATTTATCACGCGTCTCTAGAAAAAAGTAATGAAATTGCTTATGACCGAATGTTGAAATGCAAAGGAGATTTTGAGTTTCTACGAAGTCAAGACCAAGATGCTCTCACATTTTGCGACTTATTTGATCATTCGTTTATAAAGGAGGAAATCACGAATCTAGATGCTTCAAGATGCGGTGCATATAGTTCATTTATTGGCTCTCCGGGAGCAAATGGAATCTTACAGTACGATATGTGGTCGGTAACGCCCACACCAGGAAGATATGATTGGGACAAACTCAAAAACAATATTATGACATATGGGCTCCGAAATTCACTTCTTGTGGCGCCAATGCCTACGGCGTCTACGTCGCAGATTCTGGGCTTCAATGAATGTTTTGAACCCTTAACCAGTAACATTTATAGTCGCGGAACATTGGCGGGGGAATTTATAATAGTCAATAAATACTTGATGAGAGAACTGATTGACATGGGAATATGGAATGAACAAGTGAAAAACAATATTATTGCGAATAAAGGGTCTATTCAACAACTGACCAATTTGCCGGAACATATTCGTAACAAATATAAGATTGTTTGGGAAATACCGATGAAACATTTAATTGATATGTCGGCAGACAGAGGCGCGTTTATTTGCCAAAGTCAGAGTCTGAACTTGTGGATGGAAGACCCGGTGTATAACAAGTTGACGTCAATGCACTTCTATGCATGGTCAAAGGGGCTAAAAACAGGGATTTACTATTTGAGACGAAAGGCAAAACATCAGGCGCAACAGTTTACGATTGAACCGGAAAAGAACAAAAAAAATACGGAACAAAATGATGAAATATGTGAGATGTGCTCGGCTTAGAAAGGAACGACAATAAAAGATATTTTATTTTAAAGATTCTTTGGCTCTTACTTCGTTATAACCTTTACAAAGGTTGAAGAGGAGCAGATCCCGAAAGTCCGTCTGTGCCACTGAGTAATGCCATATTGTTTGATGCCATCCATATGTTTTTTAGATCCGTAGCCCTTATTTGAATCCAACCCATATTTCTCTATTAATTCTGGATATTCCACACACAAATCGGCGATATATTTATCACGCTCCACTTTCGCCAAAATAGATGCCGCTGCAATTGCCGTATACTTGTTGTCTCCTCCTTCCACAGTTTGAAACCGAACTGTTTTTTCTATTACATTGTTGTTGTTGTTGTTTTTATTCATTTTTATTTTCAATGGAATAAAATAGTTGCCATCTATTAACAAGAATAAATCATCCGCGTTGTGTTCATTTATACCCAGTTTAGAAGCCAATTGTCCGATCACATTTTTAATGGCATTATGCATCGCTAACTGAGTAGCCTGTAAAATATTTATTTGATCAATAACTGATTCGTCTTGATATTCAACAGCCCATGCAATCGCATTTTGCTTGATATATTCGGCAGTTTCATTAATCTTTTTAGGGCTTTTTGAAGCGAATTTTTTACTGTCTTTCATTTTATAATGATCAAAAGAGTCATCTTTAGGTAAAACAACTGCACCGCAGTAAACCCTACCAAACATAGGTCCACGACCTACTTCATCGGCACCGATCTCTATTATCGCTTTATTTTCATAGAAGTATTTTTTCAATAGACATACAGGTATTACTTGTTCCTCTTCTACTAAAACTTTTACTACCTTTTCTTTTACTACCTTTTCTTTTACTACCTTTTCTTTTACTACCTTTTCTTTTACTACCTTTTCTTTTACTACCTTTTCTTTTATAACTCTTTTCTTTTTTTCCTTTTTATCTGGTTGAACTGTTAATTCCACCTCTAAATCTGAATCCGAATCATCCAAAATTTGAACATTAGTGTATTTGCTGTTACTATTATTAGACATTTTAACGATTAAAGATTGTTAATATATAATACAAACATTATATTAACAAACAATCAAATCAATTTTATTTTTATTTTATCAAATATAATATATGAAGAAACATTTTATTATATTTTTTGTAATGATCATTGGCGGATTAATTTTATGTTCTTATTTGAATCAAAGTAATTATTATAATTGTATTGAAGGGTTTGATTTTAAAAAAACATACACTGCACTAGATAAAACAACTGCCATAATTAGTCAAAATAAAAATAGTTCATATACGATAACCGTGACTAACTTGGACAAAACAACAAAAACATATATTACTTCTGTTGGAGATCCAAGTAAAAATTTTTATAATCCTGATGGGTCTTATGCTGATGTTACTAATGATGAAAAAAGAATAAGAATAATTGGACCAAATAAGTCATTAAAGGTGTACTTTGATATGTCTTCAAGCAGTAGCAGTAGCAGTAGCAGTAGCAGTAGCAGTAGCAGTAGCAGTAGCAGTAGCAGTAGCGATGATTATGACAATTATAATCATTACGACGGCACATCTAACTCATCTGTTTATTATTCTTCAAATGGAAACGGATATACAGCGCGTATTTTAGATACAGGAACCAATAAAATGATAATTGTTACGAAGCCAGATGGTACAACTTTAATATATTATGTAAACCATGATTATCCAAATATATATAATGGTCCAAAAAATAGTTTTATCAAAATAATAACAGCGAGGGATGGAAAAAAAACTATTGAATTGACAACTAGCAGTGGAAATAAATTCTATTATGTCAAAACAAATAACCTAACAACAAATAATCAAGACACAGATAATTTAGAAACAACAAACGCTTATAACAGTTCTTTACCACATGGCATCAAAGGAAGTAAAATACCTGTTGGTGAAAAAGATATGTATATTTTAAAAAGTCAGATTGTACCTCCAGTTTGTCCTGCATGCCCTGGGTACTATCTATCGTGTCCTTCTAATCAAAAATTGAGTGACAATAATGATAAGAATGATAAGAATGACAAGAATGACGAGAATGACGAGAATGACAAGAATGACAAAAATGACGAGAATGACGAGAATGACAAGAATGACAAGAATGACGAGAATGACAAGAATGACAAGAATGACAAGAATGACAAGAATGACAAGAATGACAAGAATGACAAGAATGACAAGAATGACAAGAATTCTAATAATAATGCTAGAAATCCTGCTGCAAATGTATCAAACAAAGATTATTCTTCAAGAATGTATAATCCAAATGATTTAAATGAGATAAATAAAAACGGAAATGGAAATAAAACGGAAACAAACTATAAAAAGCCTAGTATGACAATCCCGATTCCAGTTTTAAGCGATTTTAGTATGTTTGGTATGTAAACACATATGACCTTTGGATTGATAAATATTAAGTTATTGAATTGTCTTTAAATTGTTTCAAATATAATATATATATTATTTTGCGTTATCAAATAATATTTATTTTTCTTTGTTTCTTTTCCTTATGATTCTCGCTTTTTAATGCATTTTGAATCTATTTGCATTGTGCTACCCTTATCATCTTGTGGCACAATTTTGATTATGCATTTCGCCTTCTTGCCGTACAAGGGTTCGGTACAGCCCTTTTCTTTCCCTTTTTTATCCGATTCGGTAAAAGTAGCCATTACCGGTTTTTCTTCCGTGCATCGTGATCTGAAATGCTCATATCTTTCTCTAACGTCGCAATAAGTGAGACCAGACTTCTTCTTCAACAATTTATTGACTAATTCGTGTAGTTCATAAATATAACGCGAAAATGAGTCGCGATTCTTCATTTTGCACATGGTTAAAGGCAACTGTTTAAGATTGATGGTAAAATTTTGACGGCAATATTTGCAGGGCAGAATGTGCTGGAGCGATAAAATGTAGTCTCTGTACCATTTTTTCTCGTCATCGGTCGGATTTACAGGGTAATTAAAACTGATAGTGTGCAAACTGTGCCAAAAAGCGGGCCCCCATATTTTGGTTACCATTCCGTCGCCAGAATAGAAATCGCCCTTTTTGAAGACACGATGCTTTTTTGTTTTACTTTTATCTTTTTTTGAATTAGATCTAGATTTTGTTTTAGATCTAGTATTATGACGCGTCATACTATTTAATGACAAAATAATTTATACTAAATTAATACTTTCTCGTTTTTCTCGTTTTCCTCTTTTTACTTCTTCTTTTAGATTTCTTTTTCTTTTTAGTTGAACCACCGCTTTTTTTCTTTGGGTTTTGACCTTTTTGTTTTATATATGTTCTTATTTTTTTTTCTTTTTCTTGTTTACCCTGTATAACACTTGTAGGACTAGTAGTAGTAGTTTTAAATACTCTACCAAATAATTTAGTCTTTTCATCTGTTGCTTTTTTTATTGCAGCATCTTGTCTTGCAGCCTCTTCAGTCATAAACCTCCGAATTTTTGTATAAACATCCATTTTTGCAGCCTTTGTTAACACAATTCCACCATTTAGCATACCTAATAATGGTGTTACTAAATTATCCAACACGCTAAAATCTTCTGGATTCATACCTAAATCAACCGCTGTAATAGGAGTTGTATCATTATTAATAGGCGCTAACAATTTTACTCTATTATTTTTTACTTCATCCGTAATAAATCTTATTACAACATCTAAATAATATAAATAGAGTGGTCTATATCTACCAGTTGCAGCCTTTTGTCCAAGATAAAAATTCTGTATTGCTGATATCCGAGATATACTAAAATTTATACCAGATGGCAATAATTTTTGTTTTATTTTTAAATCCATATATTTTACAAAATTACGTATTATTTGTAATTGATTATTTGGAGTTATATTTGGTCTCAATTGATTATATCCTGGAGATTGAGCGGTCAACATTACTGTTCCAAGTGGAGTATTTACTTCTGGATTAAAATCACCAGATACATAATATCTTAAAAATAAATATGCCTGTAATGCCGAAATCATTTGACAATATCCACCTTCTGTAATATTTTGTATTGAATCAATAATTGTTTGTTCTATTCGTGTTGGATTATGATTATGTATTCTTCCTTGATTAATACCTAATCTTTGTAATATCAAATTAATACATTGAGAACCAGTTTGAACCCATTGTGGAAAAGCAAGTAATAAGTTTGGTCCATGAGGTTCATAATGATACGCGTACCAAATTCCACCTATTTTACAAAATAGTATTATGTTCGCATGATTATTTGCAGGATTTAGTGGATCTATAAACATTAAAGAAACTGCTATTCGGTCTTTACCAGAAGTATCCATAAAATCTCTAACTATGGTATTTACCTTGTCATTTATAATTAAATCTGCTGGAGTTTCAAGAGACCTATTATCTTGTAATGTTAATTGATATCCACCATAAGGTGCAACACCCATTTCAATAAATAAATTATTAAATGATTGATTCAAATAAAACATAATTAAAATAGTATTCAAAATAAGAGGAGAGTATATTACATCCTCTTGAGGTAATGCATACCCTTGTAACGCATTTAAAAATGTTTCCGCTGTAGTTGCAGTATCTGGTGTTGGTAAAACTATTGGAGGTACCCCAAAACCAGGTCCCAATCCAAATGTAAATGCACTCATAATATCTGGTTATTAATAAAATAACCAAATATTATTAATATTATGACATTAATATTATTCCCAGAATAAATAAAATATAAATAAAATATAAATGAATCAAAATATTAATATACAAGAATCCAGCAAAACATCCATCCTCATTGTGCAATACGCAAAGGCAACACAAAACGTCTGTATGTGTCTAAGTATATCCATATTTTTAATCATTCTATTTATCTTATCTCCTCTAAATAAGTTCCTATTAACCTCTATTTTCGGAAAAGTCATCATTTTGCTTCTTTTAGGATTCACTATTTTCTACAATATAACGCAAACAAACAAATTCTCTAAAGACTTTAATGTCTCTATTTCGTCTGGTAATTGGGACACAATTAAAACAAACGTGGTTTACAGTTATGTCTTCTCTATATTTCTTCTGATTTTGTTTGTCACTGTTCTAAAGAGTCTCTTTTAACTGTATTTGTAGTATTTATTGTTGTTGTTGTTGTATTTGTTGTATTTGTTATAGTATTTATTGTTGTTGTATTGACAAAAACCGACTTATATTTGCTCATATATTCCTGTCGCAACTTGAATAACTTTTTGTTATATTCCGATTCATTTTTGCAATCCTTTCTGCTTATAATCTGTAGCCGTTCATTGACATTTCTTAGCAACATAGTTTCTAAATATGGGTTTAAGGGTATTTATATTTAGTAGCATTATAACTTTATATTCGTTTAATTAATATTCTAGATATTATCTTTATTATATATAATGAACATGAACTCTTCTAATCTAAAACAATCCGCATCAAGTATATTTCAAAGATCCGCTGGTTTCTTCAAAGATAATTGGCTAGTTATTGTAGCGTCTTTAGCAATGATTGGACTTGGTTACTACGTTTACAGTAAATATATTGGAAACAGCACATCTTATAATGCCAACCGAGAGAACGATAGTTTCAACTCCGATTCAAATAAAGTGGCAACAATGATGCTTTTCTATGTGGATTGGTGCCCCCATTGCAAGACAGCGAAGCCCGAGTGGGAGAATTTGAAGTCCGAATACGAGGGAAAGCAAATCAATGGCTACACAATTGCTTTCACTGAATACAATTGCACTACAGAGTCGCCTGAAACGGATGAATTAATGAATCGTTATAAGATTGAAGGATATCCTACTATCAAGTTGATAAAGGATAATCAAGTGATTGAATATGATGCGAAGCCCACTAAGTCAACTATGGAGCAGTTTTTGCATACCGTTCTTTAAATTAAAAAAGAAATGAATAACTAATAATAATAATATATTTGATATGATAAATGATAACAAATATACTATAATTATTTATTTCTCTTTCGTACTAACTTGAAACGAACTACCTTTAGTTTTTGATCCACGTGTATAAGAACCGTGTGAACGTGATCCATCTGCATATTTCATTTCTCCTGGGCCACTTTTTGCGTCATATGAAAAGTTGCCTTTAAACGTGGAACCATTATGATATGACATTTTTCCTTTCTCAGATTTATTTCCATAGTGCCAATTTCCTTCATATACAGTTCCATTAGAATATGTCATTTTTCCTTGGCCGTGAGGTTCATTACGGTTAAATTTGCCTTCATATACGTCTCCATTTGAGAATCTCATTGTTCCATCAGATAACTCTCCTGCTCTTGACCAATTTCCCTCCACTTCATTTCCATTTGAGAATATCATTTTCCCATTACCCTTTTTTGTTCCAAAACTCCAATTTCCTTCATAAATATCTCCATTTTTGTATCTCATTGTTCCTTGACCATTTGGATATGTCTTGGGTCCTAAACTGCTTGAATTTTCTTGAAACACCTCCCCTTCATATTCATCACCATTTGGATAACTTTTTGTTTCAATACCCCTACCTAAATCTCGTCTACCTTTTCTACTTTTTCTTTGTTTTCTAACTCTTCGACTTTTTCTTTGTTTTAAACCTTTAAGGATTCTTCTACTTTTCATGTATATATTACTGTTATATTAATATTATTAATCCCAGATAAAACAAAACAAAAACGCAAATTGGGGGTCATTATGGTGCTGGTCATTTAACCTGTGTTTTTTATATTATTTATGTAAAATAATGTTTGTTATGCCGTTTAATGAATACAATGGACTATGTTAATTAGAATCAGTCTCTTCTTTTATTCTTTCTCTTTCTTTTTCTTTTTCTTTTTCTTTTTCTTTTTCTCTCTCCAAAAGAAACTGTCCTGCATCTTCGTAACCCTTTTGCAACCAACCCGCTCTATTTTCCGCACTTTTAATGAATTCTTTCATAACGTCAATGGACTTAAAATGACCATCATTTTTGCAATTTACCTGATTCTTAATAGATAATACCTTAACTGTTTTGTAAAATAGTTGATTCATTGCATTAGCGAAAAAGGCGATGGCAAAATCCAATAAAGTGGATTCTTCGGTTACGAACATATTTTTGAATGTTTCGGGATCGGAATAATCACGATAAAGAGTTATACCAAGCATTTCATCAGTTGGATCTCTTGGATCAGAATCATCGTTTATGATCGGATTATTTTGTAAGCAATACTCAAGAGGATAATTATCTATGGCACCACCATCAATATAACAACCGCCATCCATAATAATTGGAGTAAAAATACCAGGAATAGCGGATGACATAAATATCGCTTGCGTTAATAACAAATTGGGATGCGTTTTATAGGATAAATCAACCGTTTTAAAATTATTTTGATCAAATGTATATAAATGAAATTCTATTTTTGTATGTTCAAAGAATTCCTTTAAGGTGATATTTAATGTCAAGTCCTTGGCTTCTAATAAGGGTTTAAATGTAACATCAATAATTTTTTTATCGTATATACCTTTATTGTAAAAAGAATCTAGGATTTGTTTGCCATTTATTTTAAAAACGTCTTGCCATGGACGTTCAACGAAATATTTGTTTACCGTCTCCCAGTCGTATTTGAGACAAATAACAGTTCCGATAAATGTTCCAATAGATGTAGCGTATATGGACTCAATATTTTCGTGAAGCCAGAATCCTTCCCGGTTTAGATGCTCTAATGCAGCGATATATTGGAGGCCAAGTATGCCTCCACCTGCAATAATTAGATGTTTTATGGTCATTTATTATGAATATACTATATTTATAATAAAAACGATGTGTTTAAACTAATTTTATTAGAGTTTCAAATTTCAAAATACCTTTTATAAAAAATACTTTGTAAAAGTATAAATATTTTCTTTCTTTTTTACAAATGGCAAACATATTTACATTGGAAAATTTTGACGAGTTTTCCGAAAAAATAAATATAGATGAACTTTACGAAAAAAAAAGACAAAGTGATGTCAATAAATTAGAATTGTTTAAAAAGATATTGAATCGTGTGCATGTCCGCATAAAAACTACAGCAAAACAAAACGTAAATGAAAAATTATGCTGGTTCGTGGTACCAGAGGTGATAATTGGGGTGCCAAAATATGATCAAGCGGGCTGCATTGCCTATATAATGGACACACTTCAGACAAACGGATTTCATGTCAGGTATTTTCATCCAAATACATTGTTGATTTCGTGGAGTCACTGGGTACCATCGTATGTTAGAACAGAAATTAAGAAGAAAACAGGGATTGTTATAAATGAATATGGCGAGAAGATTAAGGACGAAAAAGCGGATAACGATGAATATGAAAATAATGAATTGGATTCAAATACTTCTGCCAATGCAATTGGAAATTCTGGGATGCAGCAAATCAAAAACAGCAAAAAATATACACCGATTAATTCGTATAAGCCGACAGGCAAACTGGTTTATAGTGAAGATCTATTGAATAAAATAGAGGATAAGTTTAATTGAGAAAATTCTCGGAATTTTCTTTATGATGAGATTTTGTTTGTATACATAATATATACTAGAAATAATGAAAACAAAAACAAACCGGATTTTAAGAAATCCAAAAGATAAACCAAAAAAGACAAAAACAATGAAGAATAAATGCAAGCCATCTCAAATGGAAATGCAACTACACTGTAAAAATGCAGCAAACACATTTAACCAATTTGAAGAAGCCTACGAGAAAGAATTTGGAAACAAATTGGTTAAAGGTACCAACAACGTTGAAAGACAATTAATCAAAATGTTTAAAACCCCTTTTACACCATCTAAATACACTCCGCGAAACGACTATTACACCTACATTAATTACCAATGGATGAGTGAAAAAAGTAAGGAATTAAAAAAGGAGAAAAAATATTATGTTCAAATAGATAGTTTTAGAATAACTCAAGAAAAGGTATATTACGAATTAATAGATATTGTTAAGGAATATATAAAAAATAATGATACCCCAAAATCCAGGGCAATTAAAAATGTCTACGAATCTTTATATAATTTAGATAATGGCTCTGCACAAGGCTATGTTGACTGGGCTGTTATACGAATTGATCAAGTTATAAAAGATGAATCAATGTATAGTTTATTCGGACAACTAAACCAAAATGAAATCATTGCGTGGGGATCACCTATAGTTTGGAATGTTTTACCCGATGAAAAGAACTCCAAGGTCTACGTCTCTACTATAACACCGCCACAACTAACAGCATATGATTACATGCTTTATTATGATGATATAACTGAACCCAAAGAGACTAGACAATATAAGCAAACATACAAGAAACGCTATTTAGAATATATAGACGAATTATTTGACTCCTGCTTGAAAAAAGGACATGGATTAAAATCACATGATGTATGGGATGCCGAATGCGACATTTTTAATGCATTGGGGTGTATGGATATTAAAAAAGACAATATGAATGGCTACAATGTTGTTTTAACAAGTGAATCAGTTAAAAAATATGGGTTTGACTATGCTGAATTTGTCAAAAATATTGGATACAAGGAAGTACCAAAACGGTTCATTTGTACAAGCCTTAATTATATAAAATGTATTACCACATTGCTTTCAACAGACGACGCATGGAAGAGTGCAAAATGGCGAACCTATTATTTATATATTATATTTAGGCAATTGGCACGTTTTCACAGCAAATGGCGAATGATACATTACCGATTTCACGGCAAATTTGTTTCAGGACAACCTGTACCGTGGCCTAAAGAGATTTATCCTGTTTTTGGTCTATCACTTTGTTTCAACACATTTTTGTCCAATGAATATGCAGCAAGACATAAAAAGCAACAGCATATTGACTACGTTAAAAATATGGCAGCAGACATGTTAACGGTTTACAAAAGAAAAATTAAACATAACACATGGTTATCACCTAAAACAAAAACATATGCGTTAAAAAAACTAGAGCATATCAATCTCATTGTTGGTAGTCCAGACATTCTAAGAGAAGACCCTATTTTAGAATATGACAATAAGGAGGCGTATCAGAACTTAAGGAAGATTGCCTTTTGGCGTGCCAAAAAATTGATAGAACTAGATGGTAAGTCTACTGACGTGGATATTCCAGTGATAGATTGGGCCGAATTCAAATTGATTGGCAAACAATCATATGTTGTAAATGCGTATTATACACCAACAGAGAATTCCATTTATATTCCTTTAGGGTATTTGCAAAAGCCATTTATTGATTTAGATGAGCGAGGCATTGAATACAATTTAGCACATATTGGATACACTTTAGGACATGAAATGTCGCATTGTTTAGATGATTTAGGAAGCCAGTATGATCACAATGGTAACTTATTTAACTGGTGGACAAAAGAAGACAGGGCAATATTCAATAAAAAGGTAAAGGATGTTATTGAACAATATCAAACATTTGCGGCATATGATGGAATTAAAATGGATGCATCTTTAAGCACAGGAGAGAATTTAGCAGATATTTCTGGTTTAGCAATTTGCGAAGAATATTTAAGAGATTTTCAGGATAAAAATAATGATGAGGTGCCAATTCGTGCGTTATCTTTTCACGCGTTTTTCACATATATCGCGATTCAAGCGCGTCAGAAAATATTTGATAATGCAATCAAAGCCCAATTAAAAACAAATCCGCATCCGATGGATAAATATAGAACCAATTGTCCATTGTCTCGTTTGGAATTATTTAGGAGTTTGTATAATATTAAAAAAGGTGATAAGATGTTTTGGAAATCTACCGATACTATTTGGTAGAAATGGTAAAAGGGTAAAAAGAATTATTTATTATTTTAGTAATTAAATTATTTAGTAATTATTTAGTAATTATTTTAATAATTTCTTAACAAAAATTTATTTTTTTTGTTAAGATAATATATATAATGCCCAAACATTCTCGTGCTCATTCTCGTTCCAGACGTCACTCTCGTTCTCATTCCAAGACCGCTCAAAAGTCCAAGGCCAAGGCCAGAGCCCGTGTTCGCACCATGAAGCGTCAAGCATCCCAGAAGGTGTCTCAGGCTGTCAACCAAGCCAAGCAAGCCACCCAACAGGTGCAAAAGGCCGCCCAAAAGGCCCAACAGGCATCTAAGGGACAACAAATGGGTAAGTCTAAGCAGGCTGCCAAGCAAGCCCAGAGAGCCGCTCAACAGGCTCAACAGGCTGCCCAACAGGCCCAGAAGGCTGCTCAACAGGCTCAACAAGCCCAAAAGGCCCAACAGGCTCAATAAATATAATTAATTAATTAACTTATCTTATTTTATTTTATATAATACTTGAAAACTAAGTATAATATCGCGTAAAATAAAATTATTTACTACATCATTAGTAATAAATAATTTTATATCAGTTTTTACATTTTTACATTTTAGTTGAAGGAATATCTTCTTGATCCGTAACTACCAGGCTATCCGACATTTTTTGGAATGTTTTAATTTGATTTTGTGCAGTTTCTAGAATCATTTGTTCAATAATGGCTTCATAAATTTTAACACCGTTGATAAAATCGGTTTCGCATGTTAAATATAATTTGACTACGATTTCTCTCGTTTCTAAAACAACATCTTGTAACATTTGTTCGTTTAACTTTGGATTAACTCGGATTATTTTTTTCTTAGTTTGAGGATCCGTTGTGTAAGCAAACAATCTATTTAAAATCTGCAATAATCTCTCTTGATTGTCATTTGTTTTTTGTATCATTCCTTTGATATTTTCCGCATATTGTCTAAATAATTCGTTTGTAAAGGTACCTTTTACATCTGTTTCAAATACTGGATTTTCGCCTTGGCATTCGGGCTGATTATGGAAATCGCGTAATTTAATGTCGCTGAATTTAGATATGGTTTCAGGCTTATCTTTTCCATTTGAAAACACTTTGTAAAAATGTTGTAGATTTTCTTCAAATAGTTTTTTGGACGTTTCAGACATACTGGAAAATTTGCCGGTTTCATAATCGTAGTTGTCGTCATAATATAGTTGCATTAATTCGGAAATACCGGGTTCATCTTCTAGTGTTTTTAACTCATTTTCTAAAAAAACATCTGTTTTCTCTTCTCGTTCCTTTGGTCCTTCGTTGGAAACAGATGTTTTTTCTTCTTCTTCCTCTTCCTCTGAATTAGAACCGCCTTTTTTCTTCATCGTCTTAATATTTAAAGAACATATTTGTGGATTCACATGTATTTCATCAGTTGCATTGGCATCCAAATTCAAGTCTCTCTTTAATGCATTTATACGATTATCGCAAATATTCATTTTATAAATAGAAATATCAATATCATCTGGTATTTTACTTTTTCCGTAAATATCGGTTTTTACTGTGTTTCCATCTTCGTCTTTGTATGTGTATATTGGATTAATTGTTGTCAAAATAGTAGCAAACACGTGCGCTATTTTGATGTAAAATTTTGCAATACCGTTACACACTTGTTTTTTCTTTTCTGGATCTTGTATATCTATTTTTTTTAAATTGTCCTTATTTATGAAAATAAATTTCTCCTTATTTAAATTTTGGGTCTGGTCATTGTTATTAATGTCTTCATTTAAATACGTGATTTCCATATCTGTAAAATATTTTTCAATAATTTCAGAAGTTAAAATGACCAATTTGTCACAATATTCCTTATCATATAATTTTCTTAAACTTATAAAATCCATCGTTAAAATGTAATAGGTTGCAATATAATCCATTATTTGTCTCACTGATCCGGGTTCCAATATATCATCGTCTTTTTCAGCCTCTCCTATATTAACAGAGAAATTGTTAAATCTTTTATTAGCATTAGATTCTGATGATTTTAAATTTATCCCTAATGTTTTTTTTGCCTTGATAATTATGTTACCCATTGTTTATATTATATTATATTATATTAGGTTAAAAATATTATATATTGTTTTTTACTTATAATCAAGAACATAAAAAATAAAACATATAGAAAATAATATAAATAAAATTGACTTAAATATAACCCATTTAATAAAGGAACAGAATTCAAATGAATAAAGTTAAAAATACAACCGTAAAAAATACAGACACATATAAAATGGATGCATCTACAACAGTGACAGATGCATTTACATGTGATAAAAGTAAAAAAAATCGCATCTCTACCACTAGTTTTGCAGAAAAAACCAATCTATGGAACGTCTTTGAAACAGAGGTGGCAAATCCAGACAAAAAAGGAAATCTTGAATGCCTTTATAGAAGCGTTGCAGACAGAGAAAAATGCGAAATGTGTAGTTCGTCATTGATGTATTCGGATGAAGGATTTCTTACTTGTAGTAACAACAAATGTGGAATCATTTATAAGGACATTTTAGATCAGTCCCCTGAATGGCGATTTTATGGAGCAGACGATAATCAAAGTTCGGATCCAACACGTTGCGGAATGCCTATAAATCCATTGCTCGCTGAATCCTCATTCGGCTGCAAAGTGCTATGTTCTGGACCATCAAGTTATCAAATGCGTAAAATACGACGATATACCGAGTGGCAGTCTATGCCGTATGCCGAGAAAACACGCTACGACGAATTTCAGCGCATAACGCTTATGGCACAGAATGCTGGAATTCCTAAACTTATTATTGACAGTGCAATCGTTTACCATAAGCGTATTTCTGAACACGAACGCAGTTTCAGAGGTGACAACAAAGATGGAATCATTGCAGCATCTATTTATATTTCATGTAGGATTAATAATTACCCACGAACGGCGAAAGAGTTGGCTACCATATTTCACTTGGACATAACAAGTGCCACTCAGGGATGCAAAAATGCACAGTTAATTATTAATGAATTGGAAAAAGATATGATCACTAGTGA